TTCACGCTTGCGTTCCAAGGCCCAAGCCTCGTCTCGACCCGGGATTTCCCAATACGGGATGAACAATGGCACAAAGTCGTTTTTCCCCGTTTTCGCTTCGTTCCAGAACTTCCAGAAATGATTGTACCCCAGTGGGGTAGAAGTCATGAGAATCTTCGTGGTTTTACCAGAAGAAATGGTCGGGAAGGCAGAGGCGAAGAATTTTTCTGCCAAGTTGTTGGCAATGATGGCCGCTTCGTCAATATACAACCAGTTAATAGACTTACCACGGATACCGCTCGTGGTGGTCGCGGCGGCAAATACCTTACTGCCGTTCTCAAGAATAACGCTACCTTCGTTCCATTTTTTGACACCGTGTTGCATCCACCGAGGAAGATTTTCGTACATAATCTTGTATCGGTCGATGACTTCGTAGGCACCATCCTTTTTGTTCGCCAAAACCGCCACACTCTTACGTTCTTGAAACAAAGTGTAGTGCAAAATGCAACCAGCGGCAACCACCGTCTTTCCGTTCTGACGCGGTTCCATGACAATAACTTTACGGTTTCCAAGGATTGTTTTAACCTTTTTCTTTTGACATTCATAGAGTTTAAATGGCACCAATCCATGGTCCAAGGAAACAATCTTGCAATAGGTTTCAATGAAGTAGATTGGGTCCGTCATACACTTGGCTAACTCATCAGCCTGTTCCTGTGTAAATTCACGTTTTTCCCCAATCTGTTTTAGATTGGGGTTACCATGATAGGACGATTGATTGTCTTCGTCTTCATAATCAATTTCTTCAACAAAATCTTCAGTTATCATTTGCAGGTTGGATTTCATTTTCAGGTAAAAGTTCTAACGACGACTTTCGAAGAGCTTTCATCAACTCGGCAGTAGAACCAACAAACAGGTTGTTTTGAGTTTTGGGACCAGCCGGGGCTTCTTTCTTTCCGATATCTTTTTTGATTTTTTGAATGATGAGCAAATCCTTGGAAGAATCAGAAACAACTTTAATCATCTGTGCCAATGCCTCGTATGCCTTTCCGGACTCAGACCCCTTGGCCAAGTTGAGAGCGGTTTCTACACCCTCTCGACCCTTTACAATCATGTCCCGCAATGCCCGTCGTGCAACTTCTTCGTCGCTCAAGACTTCTGGGGGTAGTTCGTCTTCAGATTCACTTTTTGTTGGTAGTATGGTTGGGCCTACACCAAACTTTTCATCTAGACTTTCAAACATATTTCATTCCTTTGATTAAGAACATTCTGTAGTACCGCCACACGCGGTGTTGTTCAGACAGATTTGCGACCAGCCACAGGCACCATCAGCAATGTACAAGTCAATACCCTGACAAATATTTGTCCCAAAATCAGGACACCCTGCTGATGCGCTTGGGGTCACTGTTGGGGTGACGGACGGTGACGGCGGAATCACGCAACTACCAGTACTTATAAGTTCACCAGACACATATCGCTCCCAACTATTGGCGTCCGTCTTGTAGTATCCATTTAGAGCCAACCCACCACTACACGGGAAGTCGCTGTAGAACAACACCCCATCGGTATATACTTCAATATCCAGCGTGTCGCTCAATGCACACGCGAGTGCCGATGATGCTTGTCCCGGTCCAGTCAAAGATGCACCAGTCACATAACAAATAGTGGTGATGGTGGCCGTTGGGGTGACCGTTGGGGTTATCGATGGAGTACGTGTGACAGAAGGTGTTCTACTTGGTGTCACAGAAGGAGTTCTGGTTGTTGAAGGGGTAATACTTGGTGTGACGCTCGGTGTTCTCGTAATACTCGGGGTTACCGACGGGGTTACCGATGGAGTCACACTTGATGTACGTGTAACGGTTGGGGTTACCGACGGGGTTACCGACGGGGTTACCGACGGGGTTACCGATGGTGTGCGGGTAATAGAAGGGGTGATGCTTGGCGTAACGCTAGGTGTCTGTGACACAGACGGGGTCACCGACGCGGTACGGGTCACCGATGGTGTCACCGACGGGGTCACCGATGGTGTCACCGACGGGGTTGGGGTGATGGATGGAGTCACCGATGGAGTGGCGGTGATTGATGGTGTAGCGGTGGGTGATGGGGATGGTGCGACACCGCAGGTATTGTTATCAGTATATACACCGTTAATGTAATATACCCACCCGTTATCAACCGTCTTGTAATATCCGTCTAGCACTAACCCACCACTACATGGGAAGTCACTATAAAACAATACCCCATCTGTATAAACGGTCGTATCTCCTGTACTACTTAATGCACAGGCGGCATCCCATGATACTTGACCCGGACCAGTCAACACCATTCCGGTCACGTAACAAATAGTTGTGATGGTTGCTGTTGGTGTAACGGTTGGAGTAACACTTGGGGTGCGGGTCACTGACGGCGTGACTGATACACTGCGAGTGATAGACGGTGTGATGGATGGAGTAACAGACGGAGTACGTGTTATCGACGGAGTTGGTGTTACTGACACCGAACGGGTGATGGATGGGGTCACCGATGGTGTTCTCGAAACCGTTATTGATGGCGTGACCGACGGTGTGACCGACGGGCTAACCGTTATCGATGGGGTGATTGACGGCGTGACCGACGGGCTAACCGTTATCGATGGCGTCACGGAAGCGGTAACGGATGGCGTCACGGATGGTGTTGCCGACCGAGATACCGTTATTGATGGTGTGACCGATGGTGTGACCGATGGTGTTCTTGTGATGGACGGAGTCACCGACGGGGTCACCGACCGTGTAACACTTGGTGTGATTGAGGGGGTGCGTGTGACGGAAGGCGTTCTTGAAACCGTAATCGAAGGCGTCACCGACGGGGTGACAGACGTAGAAACCGTAATCGACGGGGTTACGGACGGGGTGACAGACGTAGAAACCGTAATCGAAGGCGTTACGGACGGCGTCACTGAAACCGACGCATTTTGTGTCGGAGTTGGTGTCGCGGTTGGTGTTACGGATGGGGTTCGTGTGGCAGACGGTGTAATCGATGGGGTAATAGTAATTGACGGCGTGACAGAAGCGGTTCGCGTAATCGAAGGCGTAACCGACGGGGTGACAGACGTAGAAACCGTGATAGAAGGCGTCACCGATGGTGTCACACTCGCGGTTCGCGTAATTGAAGGTGTAATCGACGGGGTCACGGATGGAGACGGGGACGCTGAACGCGACGGAGTCACTGACGGGGTTCGTGATGGAGTCAACGACACCGAGGCGGTTGGAGTCGGTGTTGTAGAAACAGAAATAGAAGGGGTGGCTGACGGGGTAACCGATGGTGATGCCCCTCTCGTCATTGAAGGGGTTGTTGTAGGCGTTGGTGTTCCTGACACCGACACTGACACAGTAGTTGACGGGGTGGGACTTGGGGTTGCCGATGGGTACAAATACCATTCACCGTCAACGAAAATGTCGGAGACGTTTATTTTTGGGAATATAGTCTTTGGACTTCCTGTCGATACAAGAGTGGAAGAACGATTTGGTCTTTTCATTTATACTTCCGGTTCACCAAAGTAAATGTTATCAAATTCTACCACATAGGTATAATCAGATGTTGGGTCTGCCCCATAGGGGTCTGTGGTTGTGGTGATTCGTTCACCGTTGAGCGTTCCAGTCGGAACGACACCATTGACCAACTCAGAATCGGTCAAAATGTTGATGATTGTTCTCTTAATGATGCTTGCGTCATCAACAAATCCAAAGAAGTTGATTTTAATTGTGAAGTGAAGATTGTAAATCACCTTGACTCGTTCTTTGAAATCGCTTTCATACTCGTTTTCGAGTTCTATTCCGTCCAACACAAACTGCAAATCTCTGGACACCCCAAGGGAGGGGATTTCATTCACAGAGACGTTAAAGTCTGGATTGAAATGGGGGAGAATTTGTTCGAGGATTTGCAACCCATCGTCCTGATTTTTGGCGTACACGCTCATATCAATTTTGAGATTGTATGGGGTTGACGTAAATGCGTGTTTTAAACTTCCGTCAGTCTGGACCGATTTAACTTTTTGTGTGATAGCAAGTTTCCGTTTACTATCATATTCAAGACCCTTAATCTCAAACCCAATACGTGGCAAGACCACTTCAAACGCAGTACGACCACCTTCCAAATCCGGAGCCGCGCCAATACGCGCAATGAATTTCTGTTTTGGCACATATGACAACGGAACTTTGATACGTTTGGTGAGTGTATCTGTTTCGTCACTACGGTCTACGTAAATACCGTTGAACAACGTGCCAAATGCAATAATCGCTTTTCTAATGTGCTGATGATAGAAGTGCTTGTGCTTAAACATGGTTAAAACTCCCCAAACGGGTCTATTACGTCAAAATCAACAACATCCTCTGCTTCGGTCTGGAACGGTGTTGTATCGTCAAACGAGTCTTCAACCTGTGAACTTGACGCCAAAATCAGAGGCGTTCCGCTTTGTGTCAACAATACGCCGCCTGTCTGTGTAAGAAATCGGAAGTCGAATATATCCTGTGTTTTCTCTGCCGCTCGCTCATCAATCTCTTCATTTCCGGTGTTGATAGTTTCTGAACTATACTGGTACAACTCACACTGAAGAGAATACACGTAAAACTTTCCCAGTTGGAAAAACGGGTCCAAGTGGTTGACAAACTTGATTTCAAAAAAGGCTTTGGTCTTTGGAAAGTACAACAAATCCCCTTCAGCAGGGCGAAGCGGAAGTTGTAAATCATCCGTCTGAGACGCAATCGCATCTTCCCATCGTCTTTTCGACACCACGAACGTTGCTTGGTCTGTTACCTGAATACCAAACTTTGACATCAACTCCCCATCCCCTTCCCACCCCTGAACGTTGTTCAGATACATTTCAATCGGATAGACTTGGGTAAAGCGACTCATGATGTCTTCGCCCAATATGTGGTCCGGGGTGACCGACGTTCTTGGCATGTAATAGATATCGTGACCCTTAATCTGAATGGCTTCAATAATCAAATCTTCCACCAACCGCTGTTCGTTGGTGGTCCCAATGTTGGTACCAGATTGAAAATAAAAATTAGTAGACATTCAAATCCTTTCTTTCTAAAAACCTTTTGCGAGATTCTGACATTTTTCTTCGCGTTTCTTCTGAATGTTTTGTTCCCTTTTTAGAGGTATTCGTGACCCACTTCTTTTTCATCCCTTTGTGAGACTTACTTATTTTTCCTTTTGTTTCATCAGAACGTTTTATTCCACTCACGTTTGGTGGAGTTATGCCTTTACCATCTTGCCACATTTTTTTAGCCCGTTCTGATACACCTTTTCTCAGCTCAGCACTTTTCATTCTTTCTTTTGCAAGCATAGAATGATTATTTCTCCTTTCTTGAGTCCATTCCTCTGAAGAACTTCCACCCCAGCCACCAATTTTCATGTTGTATGACATCTTATCATTTACAACTTCTTCTTTAATGAGTTCTTTTTCCGCTTCTACAAGAGATTCTTTTGTGGGATAAAATGCGAGAATTTCACGTTGAAAGTTTTCTACCCCATATTTTTTAACCGCATTTTTTAGGGCTATTCCAGACCCCAGATACCCATCCTCTAAACTCACAGAAGAATGGCGTCCGAAGTAGTACTTGCCGTTGACTAAATTGGTGGTCTTATAGGTGAAAAAAAACATTTCTCTACCCCACCTCGAAAAATGGATGTAATTCGTATCGTTCTTGCATTTCCTGTTCAATCTTCGCAATTTCTTCTACCGCTTCGTCATAGATTTCCTTCCCGTTTAACTTTACTCCACCCGGGAGTTCAATCCCTTGAAACTTCTTCATGTTATTTCCCCACTGCCGCTTAATCAACGCGGTGGCGTATCGCTTGATGAACAAATCATTATAGACCTTGGTGAACTCTTCTGGGTCCACCAATCTATAGCATTCTGCTATAATGTAAGTATCCGGGGTGAGAATTTCTGGCCAGTTCACATCGATGTACAAACGGTCCAACTTACGGTTGAAACGAATAGACCGTTCTCCCGGCAACATCATATCCAACAACGACAAATGCTGTTTGACCTGCGCGTAATAAATCAGGTCGGTGGACATCAAATCGTACATGTCATTCAAGCGAAACTGATACACCACATCGAAGATGTTACGGGTGTTCATTCCTGCCGTGCCCGGACCCAAAATAAAGATGCGGTTGACACCCAACACGGCGTCGGCAATCTCCAAATATTGCTGGTCCCAGTTCTTGAGGGTGAAGACGCTGGCGGTTACCGTGGCCCCACTGGTTCCACCAGAAATCGTCTCCCCTGCTTCAAACGTCCCCTGTGTCTGTTTCAGGCGAATCGTTGTAGACGAAGGCACATCATAGACCTTGGCCGTTGCCCCTGACGTTGCCCCTGTAATGATTTCTCCATTAATAAAGAGATTGGCATCCGGTGTGGTAAACTCCAATGTAGATGCTTCAATCAAGCATTTCAAATACATGCGTTCTGTTCCATCAAAATGGTATTCTTGGAACAACTCAATCGCGTCTTGAATACGGTCTTCCACTTGGTCGTCGTCTACGTTGATTTCAATGACAGGCGCACCCAAACGGCGCAAGCAATAATCCTTTAATTGCTGGCGGGTAGACATGTGAACAGGCGTGGGGGTTACACTTGGTAAGGCTGGCATGTTGATATCCTGTAAATGGTTATGCTGTATTTATGACGAAAGCGTCCAAACGCCGCCGACAAATCGCTTTAAGGGCTTTTGGACCCACACCCCATTGATAAAAACTTTGATGGGTTTAGAAACCCATACCCCTCCGATGTACACTAAAAACATATGTTTCTCCTATAATGTTAAAAACTGCCGCCATCGACATTTAGAGTTTGAATTCGAATATCCCGAATACTCTTGGTTTTCCATGTTTGTGTTTCCTCGTCATATACAAGAGAAAAATCATCGTCTAACCCATGGGTCAATGCATCGACATTCAACAATTCTTCTAGTTTGACCGGGACAAACTGTGGTTCAGAAAAACTTGATGTAGACGGGGTAATCGATGGGGTGAGCGTGACAGACGGAGTAACCGTTGGGGTGATACTTGGGGTAACGGTTGGGGTAACAGACGGGGTGACTGAAGGGGTTGTTGAGACAGACGGTGTTGCCGAAACAGAAGGTGTTTCACTTGGTGTAACACTTAATGTTATTGAGGGGGTAATACTCGGTGTGGCGGTAACGGTTGGGGTAATACTTGGGGTCACCGACGCGGTTGGCGTTGGTGTGACGGAAACTGACGGGGTGACACTCGCAGTCACCGACGGGGTAACTGAAGCTGTTATTGAAGGGGTGATACTCGGTGTTACCGATGCAGTCGAAGAGATTGATGGGGTGACCGAAACTGTGATACTTGGGGTAACCGATGGGGTTATCGATGGGGTGACCGACGGTGTTGGGGTGACCGACGCCGTCGAAGAAATTGATGGGGTGACGCTCGTTGTGATGCTTGGGGTGACACTCGGGGTGCGAGTGACAGACGGGGTAATCGATGGGGTAACGCTTGGGGTAACGCTTGGGGTGACCGACGCCGTAACAGACGGGGTGCGAGTAACGGACGGGGTGATACTCGGGGTGACACTGGCCGTGATTGAAGGCGTGACTGACGCTGTAACAGACGGGGTCCGTGTTATTGACGGGGTAACCGATGAAGTGATGCTTGGGGTAACACTCGGGGTGCGAGTGACCGACGGGGTGATACTCGGGGTGACAGATGGGGTGACTGATGCCGTTGGTGTCACGCTTGATGTAATACTTGGCGTGA